CTATTGTGGTATTTTTAACCTTTGTCCAGGGAAAATCCAGTGCCCCGGCTGCTTAATATTGCGTCTGCTACGTTTAATTATCGCTGCTTTATTGGCATTCCAAATACGCCGCCATTTTGTACTGTCGCCATAAAACCTGCCAGAAATGGCCCATAGCGTATCCCCTTTTTTGACGGTGTACATTTTTGGTGGTGTTTTTGAAGGCCGTTTCTTTTTCGTTTGTTTTGCTTTTTTCTTACGTTTTATTTTCCTAGGAGATGCAGTTTTGTTTTCCTTTAACTCGATCGTAAATTCACGATCTCCAATATCATATGACCCTTCCTTGTGGGTGAAGCTTTCAATGCTGCACGTCATATTGATTTTTGTCCCAGTTACAATCAATCGAACGGATTTCTTTGAACGCATCATTCGTTCAATTTTCGCGATTGCATTCTCTGGTGATGGAATGCTTTTATATTCAGCAATCGGCGAATATTTCTTAGGAAATAATGAGGTGAATGATACTTGTTTCGCCGATGGTACGTCAATAAAGGTCAGTTCTCCAAAAGAGGAAACCTTCACTGTTTCATTTTGTACGTTGTTTGTGATTTCGAGTTCGGATGGAAGGACAGGGAATCGCAACTTGTCCTTTCCTTGGGAAATCCACAATTGATACACAGATTTACCCATCAATTACGACCCCCTTCGTTCCTGTATGAAGCTCTACTTCTAGTTCATCTACAAGCATTTGTTTAATTTTTTCGACTAGCGATTGCTGGTCTTGTCCATTATGGAAATGCTGATCTCCATTGAACTGAATCGTAATCTGTTTATTACCTGACGATGTTCTACTGCCAGTAGTCTGAGCTGAGGTGACTTGCTGCATCTGTGCTTCCGGTAAAGGAGCAGATGCATTTGATGGATCATATACTTGCATCCCAAGTGCCTTGGCTGCCTGCGTCAATAAATACCTTCCGCGAATGCCTCTTTCCTCTGGAATGATCCATTCGCGTTTATTTCCTTCACCGACTCTAGCCACCTGCTCTTGAGTAATCAATCCGCCATTTGCGTAGCCTTTATAAGGTCCGCCTCTTCTCATACTTCGTAATCCCGGCGTGTTGAAGACTGTTCCATATCTGCCCTTAATGTAGTTAATGGCTGCGACGGCATTATGGATTGGGTTCCAAATGTCATTCATGCCCTTACCTTTATTGGCGTTAAACGTTGGTCCAATGGTTTGCATTAAGCCTTTAGAAGGTGTTCCCTTTTTGGCGTTGGAATCCCATAAGTTGATCGCTCTCGGATTTCCACGTGACTCATGCTGCGCGATGGTCATCAGACCTGGAAGCCAACTCATTGATGTACCAGTTGCCATGATAGCCGCCATGAGCCATTGTTTAATATTAAGCCCTGAAGCTCCCATACCGCTGAAGGCACCGATTAATGAACCAGCCTGATTTTCAGCAAATTTTTTCACATCAACTGAGTCGAGCCCTTTGACGACACCGATCGATGCAAATTTCCCAAGACTCATCATGACGCGTGAAGGGGAATGAATGTCTAATTCCTCTCTAAACGCCTGCTCTACTTTCTTCGCCATTTCTTTGGCCGCTTGCGTGACTTCGCTTCCTTTGGAACGCATGCCGCTGTTAAAGGCGTCAATCATTCCAGAACCCCAGCCTGGTGATTCTTGTTTTGCTTGCAGGAATGGTTGTTTGATGTGTTGATCTACGTATTGGCTCGTGCCAATTGATGTGGCATTTTGGCCTGCTGCAAAACCACTAACCGTTCCAGAACCCCAAGTGGGTGATGCTGTCATCACTTGTTGGTAGGGTGCTTTTACACGACTTTGTAAAAAGCTATCTGTTCCAGTTGGTGTCATCTGCTGACCGTTTGCAAAGGCAGAAACCGTTTGCTGACCATACTTTCCTGAGTCTGATGTCAATTGCCCAAAAGGCTGCTGAATATTCTTTTGTTTCCATTGATCAAGAGAGATGACTTTACGATTTAATCCTTGTTCAAAATCGTTATTAAATTGCTCGCCAATGCTAGAGGCTTGAATGTTCGCATTCATCGAGACTGATCCGTCTATTGAACCGACAGAAGATGAGGCAGCTACAGCTGTAGGAGCTGGAGAGCTTGATACTTGATTTCCAGCTGCTCCGCTTGACATAACAGACATTCCAAGTTGAGAAGCAGCCTGAGCAAGCAGCATTTTTCCGCGTCCTCGGTTATTTTGAGTTGGAATGACAAATTCGTTACCAGCTTCACCGACCCATGATAAGGTTGGCTGGGTGATATAGCCGCCTGTGGCGTTATTATCGGGTTTTTTCTTCCCAACGATCCAATTTATTACTACATCTACAATACCGCCTGCTTTGTCAAAAATCTTTTTTACCCACCCAAATGCTGCAGAAAACCCCTTACTAATGGATTCTGCTACTTTTACAATTGGCGTCTGAATGTTGTCCTCAAACCATTTGGATAATCCATCCCATATATCTGTCACGACTTTATACGCTTCTTCAAACTTTTTACCGAAACTGTCTTTAATGGTTCCTACCGTATCTACAAGTGGATTCCACACATTTTCCATAAACCATGTCGATACCACTCCAAAGATTGATTGTATCTTTTTCCATGCATTTGATAATGCTGCCCAAATTCCTGTAGCGACTGTAACAACTGTGCTGCTTAGTGGCGTCCAGACGTTCTCGATAAACCAGCCTGCGACTGTACTGAATGTTTCTTGGATCCATGTCCAGGCGTTGACTAGGCTTGACCAGATGGTCGTGGCTACCGTAACGACTGTACCGCTTAACGGTGTCCAGACGTTTTCGATAAACCAGCCTGCAACTGTACTGAATGTTTCTTGGATCCATGTCCAGGCATTGACTAGGCTTGACCAGATGGATGATGCTACTGTGACAACCGTACTGCTTAATGGTGTCCAGACATTTTCTGTGAACCAAGTCGCAACTGTTGACCAAACTTCAACAATTTGGTCTTTGATTTCAATGACTTTTTGGCCAATCTTTTCAAATCCGCCGCCATCAAACCATTTTCCGATCGTTTCACCGATAGATTCGCCGCCCATACTTCCAGCGATGCCGCCTACTAGACCACCGATGGCTGTACCTACTCCTGGAACTACGCTTCCAATAGCTGCACCTGCCATCCCGCCGGCAATACCGCCTCCAGTCGTACCGATCTTTTCACCAGCATTCTCTTTTTTCATACCGATTAAATTTGTTGCGCTAAGTAAACCACCTAGAATAGGTACTTTCTTTAATAATTTACCGCTCCCTTTACCGATATTTTTCACCGCATCTCCTAGTCCACTTAACCCCTTGCCACCTTTCATTAGACCCATAAGTCCGCCAACTGAAGCTGCGATACCCGCACCTTTCTTTAGACCACTAGAGATTTTTCCAAATAATTTACCTGCATTTGATTTCAGTTTCCCTAATTTACTTGGAGGCCTTCTATTCATTTCGGTTCTTGATGTGGCATTTGGATTTGTTGATCGTCTCGGTGAACGGCCATTTTTCGCTTTAGTAGATCCTCGGCTGCTTATACCTCTTGCACAACAAGGGCAACAACTACTGCGAAACAAACCTTTTCCACCTCGCGGCTTAGGCTGCGTTTTAGGAGCCGAATTAGATGGTGTTGATATTGGTGCAGTTGTCGGTGCTGTTGTTGGTGCCGGAGTGGTACTGTTGTTTTCACTTGATGGATCACTTGTACCAAAGAGGCGATCTAATCCAGTCTTCACCAATTGATCTAGTTTTTCTTCAGGATTAAATTTAATCTTCTCTTTAATTCTTCCGATCACATCTTGTTTGTACTCTTCCATTTTATTTTCAACCCAAGGAAGTGCTTTTTCATCCCAAAACTTTCTAGGACTCAATTTTTCCTTCACTTTGTCTGCAACGTCACCTGCATATTTTTGAATTTCATTTAATCCTTTATTGGCAAAGTTTTGGAGCCAACTCTGTTTAGGTTCATCCGTTTTAACTGACGGACTAGCAGTCTCAGGATCTTTTTTTATGGTTTTTTCTTTCACAACAGACTCTGCCTGATCTCGTTTTTTCAGCTTACTTTTTGCATTGTCTTGAACAGACACTCTGATTTCGTGTTTGGACATCGTCAAGCTTTTGAGTGTCTTTTTGATTCGTTGAATTGCAGCGGTGGCTTGGTCAACCATGTTTAATCTCATATAGTACGTTCTGTTGATGAGCTGAAGGATTGATTTTTTGATCGATGACATTTTCGCTGACAATTGATCGTTTAGTTTAAACGTCAGCATAATGGGACTTGTCCCCATTTGTTTTAAACGATCTATGCTGGTTTTAATGACATCCAGCCCCTTCGCTTGAAAGGATATGACCAGATAATTCGGTATCAGATTTAACTGATTTTTTAATGATTTTAGATCACGATAGATTCCTTGATCCAGCCTCATAGAAAATACTGAAACTTTCCGCAATGATAACGTGAGGTTTCTTAATTTCTTTTCATCCATTTCCAGACTTATTTTCACTGGTTTTCTGAATGGTTTGAGCTGCTTCTCAAACGTTTGAAATCGTTTTTGAATGCGTAATAACTTCTTCGACACTCGGTCTTCTAATTCAAATCGCGCTGTAAGTTTCGCCATTTATTTACCTCCTTTCTTTGCTTCTTTTTCTAGCATGTCTAGCTTGTAGCTGATGAGTCCGAAAAGGAATGCTTTGAACGGTCTTGGTGATTCGTATAATTCTAGGAGTTCAGATGGGGAGTAGTGAAGTTCGTGCATCGCGTAATATAAAAACACCGCTTCTTTATCCCCATCTTTTATTAGTTTTTTGCTGCTTCTTCTAAATCTTCAATTTCATCTTCGAATCCGTTGATTTCGATCGCTTTGTTTAACCAGTTCGCATATTCACCGCCGACTGACAGAACACGTTTTGCTACTTCAACTGGATCTTGTGTGCTGTAGGCTTCTCTTAATTCCTTTGATCGAAAATCTGGGTAAATCGTCGATTCAATCGCGATACGTGCGTAGAAGCGCTGGCTGTCTAAGTCTTTCACACGTCCTCTGCCTTTGACATTTTTGAAGGTTGTGTTTTCTTTTTCCAATTCATCAATACGTTCAGTTGTAATGGCTTTAAAGACAAAAGGAATGACATTCCCTTTTTTATCAACAAAACGCTTAGAAATTGGTACTTTGACTTCTTCCGCTTCTACTGTTTGTCCTGGCATAAAAAATGAAAGATCAAATGTTTGTTTTTCACTCATGTTTAAAACTCCCTTTGTTATGTTTTTTTGAATGCAAAAAAGCACATCCATTTTTTGAATGTGCTTTCCAATCTTTTCATGTATCATTTAAATTGTACAATTGAACGGCTTGCTCAAGGGCGTCTGGCTCATCCCCAATAGGAAGGGGGTGATGCATATGTCAACATTTGAAGCGATTTCCTTTATGCTTTTATTCGGGATGTTTATCATTACTTTGTTGACGTATATAGACAAAAAACAGACTCCCCTTGAACTGTGGAAGGTTAAAGGGAAGTCTACCTAAAGAACCTATTCGACAAGCCAGCCCCTTGAAGGGCCTCATTGTACATTGCCTGGATGTTAGAGCATCCTGACTTCTTTTTATTTTATGCAAATCGCTTTGCATGTAAACATTTTTTAATGAATCGAATACAAGACGTTACCAGACGAAATTAAAACGGCTTCAAGACGGTTGTATTACAACTGCATTATAGCATATTCAGTTATTATTTCGCTAATTAATTAGCTAATTCCCTCCACTTTTCTTAGAAAGTATTCTTTAACTTCTCAGGAAGATCAAAGTCTTCAAACGTGAAAGGAACTTCTTCTTCAAGCGCCTCTGAATCAACATCCAATCCAGCGATTTTAGCAGAATCAAAGTTGACATCAAATAATGTCACACGCTCAGTGCCACGGCCTGATGATTTATCGTCAATGACAGCTTGAAGAGTGAAATATGGATCTTCTCCTTTTTTCACATAATTGAGCATTAATTGAACGAAACGGGACGTAACTTTATAGAATGTTGCCGTTCCTGTTCCGTTTGCTCCCGTTGTTTTATGTCCAGTCATTCGGCGGCCCATGACGTTGACTTCTGATTTGTTTTTCTCCACGTTTGCTTCGAAGGTTTTGATAAATGCAAGCTCCTCACCTTCTAAAAAAAGACGACCTTCTTTACCTGAAATTGTATTTTGCGCTTTAAAAGCCATCTTACTTCACCTCCACATTGAAATAGAATTTTTCTGCTGCATCTACTGGTTGAACCGCTAAATCGATGATAAATCCATCACGATCTTCATTGAGCCCGATTACGATATCTGTTTCTGAATTAAAGCCTGTAATGCCGCTGCCATCTTGAAGCTGTGTGAGATACTGGGTAATCAGTGTTTTCACAAGCTGTACTCCATCATCTGATGCTGGAATGTCATTGCCATTGGCTTTACGTAACTTAATCAGATTTTTTAATTCGAATGTTAAATCATTGTTGATCGCATCAAGCACACGAATGATTTTGTTTTTCGCCATCTGCTGGTTCTTTTCAGCTGTGAAGCTTGTCAAGGAGTTAATATCTTTTTCAACACTCACGGTACGATCTCTCGCATCAAAGGTGAAAAGGAACTCCCCTTGCGATAATCGGTATTCTACTTGATCATTGTCAAGGCGTTCTAATGTATCGACCGCTCCTTCGTATTCAACAAAGGTCAGTGACTGATTGAAATTTGCTCCGGCACTTGCACCTGCGACCCATGCTGTTGTTTGAGCAGGTGTTAGTTCGGTTCCATCTTCGAGTACAACTCCGCTTGTCACATTGATGATTCCTTCTTGGTCAGCTGCATAATTCGCCACAACCCCTTGCACCTTACGTCCTTGCTTATCACGTAGACGCTCGATAAATGAAGCGAAGGTTGCTTTTAATTGCTCACTATTATCGATTGGAAGAGCAATGACATCGAAGTATTCTGTTTCTGCTGCTTCTAGGAAAGCTGTATAATCTGCGACACTTGCCACGCCGTTTTTCCCGCCGCTTAGTGCCACACCTGCTGTGATGACGGCTTCACCTTCACCAGAAAATTGAACGTATTTGTTTTTCACAAGGTCTTTGACATCAGTGACAACCTGTTTATCCACAATATCCGTTCCAAGATAAGTGATCACATCGCGTTTTGTGCTATCAAGTACATTTTCTGCCACTTGTACTGTGATTTCATTTCCTTTTAGGCCGCCATAATTTGCTGTGACGACAAAATTTTCAGCAATTTCGGCTTTGGCCGGCTCTCCTTCATTTAGGCGGTAAAGCAAGACCGTTTGCGCTTTTTTCTTTGCTTCACGGAAAAGAAGAAGTGACTTATCGTCAATGTTGAGTCCAACCTTTTTGTTTAAATCTTCCATATTTGAAACAGAAATAAAGGTTTTGGGTTCTCCCCAGCTCATCACAAGGGGAAGTGCTACCGTACCTCGATCGCCTAAAGTAATTCGCTGCTCTGCTGTTGTTTTAAAATTAAAGTAAATGCCAGGACGCTTTTTCTCTGTACCTGGTGTAAAAGTGCCTCCGTTCATCCTTTAAACCTCCTTGGACAAAAAAGCATCAATGTGCTTTTTCGCTTCTGTTTTTGTAATTGGTTGATGTTTGATATAAAAAAGAGCACCTTCAAGGATTTCTGGTTTGACCCCAAAAAGATCCTTACTGTGCTCCTTTAAGGCTTCAAATGAAAAGCCAAATTCTTTTTCTTCGCCGGCTGTTTGAGCGAGCTGTGTTTTTTTAGTCTTGCTCACGTTTGATCACCCCATCTGAAAAGTTGATATCTTCAAGGCTTGCCTGTTTGTCACGGTTGTACCAATAGCTGCTATCCCACGTCAGGACAATCGCTGCTACGCCTTGATCTATCATTCTTGTTTCCACTCTTTTTATGCGGACATAATCATCAAGCACCTTTCCGTCTTCACTCATCATCTGAATGATTTGACGATCAGCAAGCAATGCATCAACGATTGTTTCTGCCGCATCATGTGCTTTTTCTGTATCAATATGAAAGACTTTCACTTGCAGCGAATAAGATTTCATAAAGGTAGAGACCGTATCTGGACCACTGATCACTGTCACAGGCGGCACGTAAACGGATGGCACTTGAAAGCGTTCTGGCAAAAGACGATCATACATTGTCACAGGAAAGTGTGTGTAGATATAATGCATGATTGCCCCGACTTCTTGATTCATTCCATCACCTCCCAAAATGTCGATCGAACCAGCTTTGCAGCTTTCGATCCAGCGACTGTTCAAACATTTGCTCATAGAGCATGACAGCATGATCCCAGTAGCCATTTCCAGCAATCCATTGAGAGGCAAGCATCATTCCTGTACTTGCATTCGGATCATATTCAAAGCGGCTGCCAGTCCATCTGCCAGGCACCCATCTTCGCTCTCCACTTGAAGAAGTGGCATGTCCGTCATTGACATAGGAGGCATATTCAAGCTGCGTTCCCACTTCAAGTGTGAGACCGCCTTTTGAAATGAGAAAATGATTCTCCTTGCCGCCTTGTGTAAAGGATCTAAGAAGCCGGCCTGTATCAACAGCATTCTCCTTGATTAATTCATCCTGAATGATGTCTAAAAACTGCAGGCCCATGTCCTCCAGCCAATCTTGATATTCTGCCTTTAAGCCGCCATCACACGCTGTCTGCAGCTGCGAAATCAGCCGGTCAAGTCCATCTATTTTCATAGATTTTCCTTCCTGACTGCTATCACTTCAATGTGATGATTTTTTACTTTTTTAGGCTGATGTAATTTGAGTGACACGCCATTCCACACCATTTTGTCATGCAAGCGAATATCACTTGCTAAAGGAAAATGGACTAGATAGGATTGATAAATGACTGTATTCGGCTCTTCTTGCACAAGTGACTGATTCTTTTCTATGACATAACAAGCTAGATCGGTCATGCTGGGAGCATCGGGATAGGAAAGTGTCTGTTGGAAATCATCAGCTGGAATTCCAAATTTCCCGCGGGCGGACTCCTTCTGTTCAAGGTGGAAAAGATCACAGCGATCTGTTAATAGAGATTGATAGCTCATAATGATCTCACCTTTAACTTGGCACTGCCGCCAGTCAATGTTGGTTCAATGTAATCCACAAGCAGGGCATATACATAGGGGCTGCCTTTCACTTGATCAGCTGCCTTCGCATATGAATAATCGCCCATTTTCTCTGATGTAAAGCCTTTCATCATAGATTCATCATCATTCAGCATGGCAAAATATTGGGCCATTTTTAATAATGCGATTCTTACTTTTTCAGGGAGAGGCTGATATTTTTCGCTTGAGAAATCGTGACCTACGATCTGAAATACAGCAGCTTCTGCTTCGATAATATCTGCTGTCAGTCTTTCTACAGATCGATTTTTCACACGATCAAATACAGAATAGGCTTGCAGTTCTTCAGCAGAAATGATCATGGCCTGCCGTCACCTACTCTTTCACTTTCATCACTTTTGCTACAGCATCCTCTTCCTCAAATTTGCTGTCTAGCTTCGCTGTGAGGACAATAATAAATTTACGGCTGCGAATATCTTTTTCTACTTCAATTCGAATATTACGAGAGAAGCCTACGATAATATTTTTAGGGTGTGTCAGCAAAATATCTGATACGTCTGTTCCTGCTTCGTCATATGGCTTCATATTGGCAAGACCTTTGACTGGCACACCGAATGCAGAAGAAAGTCCGCCTTGAATGGCTGCATCTCCAAGGCCTGTCTGACGGTTTGCTACTTGATCCTTCCATTCAACTTCTAAGCTTGGGGATGTGTAGAAACGGAAATCCTGAGGTACACGTAAATATTTTGACGGCATCGCTTTATAAGCTTGCTTAAACATTTGGCGGCTAATTTCCGCTCCATTTGCATCTACGATATGAGATACCGCTTGTTTTCTCACGCCATCCATTTGAGCTAAAAATGGATCTGCTGAAGTCGTATCGCCATTGACGATGAGCTCTTCAATGTCAACGGCTGCTCGTTCAGCAAGCATTTGCATAATCGTCTGCTGAATGCCGTCTTTCTCAATATTGTTTTCAATGCTGTCATAGGTCATATGAATCTCTGCGATGACCTCTTTCGCATTTAGCTGGACAGTGCTTATCGCTGGGACAACACGGTCTTTCGCATCAAGTGCTTTGCCTTCTTCTGCTGGGCGCAAAATACGCTGGCCAAAGCCGATTTTTTCGATTTTTTGTGAATCACTTTCCATTGGAATGATACGTGCATCATTTAAAACGGTTGGTGTATTTTGCATCATTCTAATGAATGTGTTGGATTGGGTTGCGTTCATGAGACCGCCGGTTTTTAAGCTGGCAAGTGTCATTTCGGCCTTGCGAATCAACTCTTGATTTCTCACACTATTTCCTCCTTATTTAGGCTTATAGTAAGCCATCCCATATGGGCTTTGTACTGTCATTTTGTGTATCGTGGATTGTTTGTTTTGACATACCGCGCGCTTTTTCAAGCATGTGAATCCGCTCTGAAATAGGCAAAAGCTGCTGCTGAAGCACTTGCTCAAGCGCTGCTTTTTCTCTGCTGGCTGATTTCTCTAAGGAAGAAAGCTGATGACGAATTGGTGCAACGACTTGCTCAAGCACCTTTTGGACAGGTTCTTCCTCTGTTTGATCTGTTTCTTGCTGTTCAGCCTGCTGTAAGACGTTTTCGATGGCCATTTTTGCTTTTTCAAGCTCTTGTACTTGCTCCGTTGTCAAAGCGGCATCTTGTTTTTGTACGGAGGCTGGCCTTTCACCAATCGTTTGAAGCACATCCTCTGTCTGCAAAATGTCCTGCACGATTGGCAGCAATTGCTCAAGCGCTGCTCTTACACCCGCCTCATCACCATCACTTGATTGTAAGGCTCCCAGCAGATGGTCTAAAACGCTCCAAAATTGTTGTGACATGTTTGCACCTTCCTCTTTCAAAAAGAAATTTTTCAGCAAAGAAAAAAGCCCTCTCTCATTCGTGCTTTGAGATAGGAGCTGATCTTGTTCTTCTATGGCTACGATGTCCGCCGTTCCAGCCATTGAATACCCTGTAATGTGGCCTTTCTGAATTTGATCCCAAATCTCTTGGGAAGCCTTTGTTACAAGTACCCAAGATCCTTTTCGAATCAGCTCACCGCCTACCTCAAAATCAGCAGGGGCAATGTATGATTCAACAACCTCGCCCACACCATGTTGAAAATCATGCTGCTTGTCAATATGGCGAGCATCCTTCATAAAACCATGTGCCGCTCTTTCAATTTCTTTGGCAGACATAAAGTCTTGGTGTGCATCAGGTGTATTCGGTTCATACACGACACCATATACAAGGCGATGAGCATCTTCTGCCTTTGTCAGCACACTAACCTCCTTTTGAAAGTCAGGCTGGCTTTTCTTTGCCTTCATCAAAAAGAATTTCTTTTTGTTTGCGGCTCTGTCCACATAGGAAACATGCGTAATTTTTGCGTTTTTTAATTCTCTTGGCATATGTTCACCCCCTTTCAAAAAAGCGCATGCGCTTCGGTTTATTTCTTCAGTTGATTCGCCTCTCGTTGAGGCTGTTGTTCGGCTGATGTCATGCTGCTTTCTAAAGGTCTGTGATAGAGATCCTCCGGCCATTCCTCTAACGTTTTCCCAAGGATACGTCCCGCTAGATCTCGCAAATCGTTTGGTGACACTGCCCCAGCCTGAATAAACGGTGTCAGAACCTTGGCAATCTCTAATGGATCTCTAAAGTCAGGACCATTTAATAGGAAACGAACGTGCCAAATATCAAGATCCGGCAGGAAAAGGGTATTGAGTTTTCCTGTGATGAGATGCCGTTCAGGCTGAAATACCTGTTCTTCTGTTGTTTTCCGCGCCGTATCGGCTGTCGCTTTGTTATAGTCTTGAGACTCACCTGTGTAAATAGGCGGCAGGCGAAAAGCAGAGCGGATTTTGTTTCTTGTTTTTTCATCGTATTCTAAAAAGAGTGCATCTTCTTGCAAGATCTCTGCTAAGGATTTAAAGTTCACTTTGACATTTGAGACATCTTCTTCTCCAGTTAACCCTTTTTCCGTCGGGAGACCTTCGACTTCAAGCAAGAGAAACTTATGTGCATGATCAGAGCCTTCAATATCGTCCATATAATCCTGAAGCTGCTGATAGGAAGACTCAGACAGCATTCCATTTTCGACAATGATGGCACCAGGTACATGCCGCCCTTGTTTAAAATAAAGATAGTTCAACTCTTCTGCCTTGCGTGCCCCATACATATTGACGATGTTGCCAATCCAGCGGGGAATCCCATACGTTCCACTGCCGATTTTAAAATGAATCACTTCTGTTGCGCGCAGCGGCTCTGGGGTGGTGTCATCGTATTTGCCTGTTTCACAATGTAAAATGCGCGGATCACCATACTCCTTGAAGAAGACTTTCTTTTCATTGATCACCTGCACATATTTACGGAATCGTTTCTTTCGATTCATTGTTTTCAATTCGCCGTTTTCTGTATACCGGAATTCAACGTCAACTGGCTCACTCAGCTTGCAAATACGGATATGGAGCGCATCTAAATACTCGATTCCTGCCGGCTTTCCCTGACCATCTCGGAGAACCTCAAAAAAACCATTCCCCGTTTTCTCCCGGTCTTCGATGACATAGCCAAGAACCACATCAGCGGACTCATCATAGTTCATGTATTTCGTAAACTCTTCAAGTCTTGTCCATTCCTTCTCTGCTGCCTTCTTTTTTGCCGGTTTCACACCTTCTGCATTAAAGTCAAAGGCATATTCTACACCAAAACCAAAGCCTAAAATATTGGTCTTATACGCATCAATACATTGCTGAAGAATGGTTGAATATTCTGCCATGCTTTTTAATTCATTGATATTGTAAGGCGGGGGAACAATGTCATCTTTTTCGTAGGAAAATTCATCTGCATATATTTGTTTTGTATGATCAGACATGTTTGCCTTCATAATGGTTGCTTTCAATTGTTTCATTGTATGGACCTCCTCTCTCTGTTTGGACGGACACGCTCTGAGGCGGTCTGTTTCAAATCTGTCACTTCATAATCATCCAGCGCATACCAGATGGCTGATAATGTGTGCGGATCGATTTGAAATTCATCTTCCTCTAGACGTCCATCCTTATCTGCCTTATAGGTTAGTGATTGAAGTTCATAGATGGTATATGGACAAGCATCAGAACAAATAATTTTCTTAAATCGTTTGATTTTTTTTGTATACTGCAAACGTGAGCCTTGGAACTTATGTGCCGCTACCATTTGAAAGCCGCGCTGCCGAAAATAATGAATGGTTTTAGGTTCGGCTGCGTCGGCTTTAATCAGTTCCTTTGATTCAATGAACTCTTTCAAGTCAAGGGCTGTTTCATCATCTGTCTTCCCGCGGTCGTAATATTCCCAATAAATATATAAGTACTTTTTTTCATGATCGACAGCTAACCGAATGAGCGCATTGTATGATTCAACAAATCCAAAATCCATGCCTGCTCGTTTCAGCGGTCTGTCAATCTGCTGAATGGCTTCTAATACATCAGAATGGCTTCTCACCTCAAATTGAGGAAAAACCTTTGTGCCATTAATGCCGAAATACCCCTTCCTCGCAATACGATAGAGGTCTGGGTCATACTCTTTCAGCTCATCCAGCTGCTTCACGTAGCTTTTAGGAAGGAATAGGTTATCTTCCGCCGTGGAGTGATGGTAATACGTATCCTTGATGACAACAGTTCGCTTTTTGTATAATGTTTCGTCATCTAAAACAAATCGCTTCAGCTGTTCATCTCGAAAAAAATGTCTGTACGTCCAATTATCCTGGCCAACAGGGTTGGTCGATAACATCATATAAAGCGGTAAGGATGGATGCCTCAGCCTTCCAAGCAGCTCTTTAAAGCCTTCATAAGAAACCTCTGAACATTCCTCAATCCAAATGATCGAGATATTGTTGATCGATTTCAATTTTTCAGGCTTGTCCAGTCCTTTAAATAAAATGCTGCTGCCGTTTCGAAACGTTAGTGCAAGCGGCGAACTTCGGCACTTCACCACATGGTCGATGCCGAGGTCGCTGACGATTTCTTGTAATAAAGAAAAGGTGGATTCGCGGTGCGTATCATACACCTCTCGAATGACAAGTGCTGTCCGCTTTTCTTCCAGCAGCTTTAAGACGAGCTTTAAAGCAATGTGATAGCTCTTTGAGGAGCCATAGCCTCCTACTAAAAATTGAAACTTTTGATTCCAATCGAATAGAAAGTGTTCAAAGTGAGGATTGACTTCTTTTTCAATTAATGGCGTCATGAGTCGTCCTCTTTTCGCTTGATCATGATTTGAAGATCTTCCTCTTTTTCTTCACGCACTGCTTTTTTTGTTTTTTCGATTGTCAATTCTATTTGCTTCAGCCTTAATCTTCGTTCATCCTTCGCATGGGCGAGCTCTTCAAACTGTTTGATTAAACGCCTGAGTTCACCCATTGCACGGGATTGTGCATTTAAAAATGTGGCATGCCGATCCCATGAAAATTGAAACGAGTATTCTTCTGAGGTGATGTCTAGTTCTGGCTGACTGCCTTCTCCTGTTTCATCTAATGAAGAAGGCATGTATGCCGCCTTTTTCAGCTCTTTGATCATGTCCTCTTGATCTGCTACATACATGATTCGCTGCGCTCGAATAATGGCTGCATATTGAATTTGAATTTGGTCCCAGATTAAATCAAGCGATGTGCGTCCATCCATTTTCTCCATGATTTCAATCGTTTCATCTGAAAGAAATTGATTGAAAATCGAGTGTGCTTGCTTTGACGAAGTTTTTTGTCTTTGCCATCCGTATCGCCTTTTCCACGATTTGACGGTATGGATCGAGACATTGTAATGATCAGCAATTTGCTGGTACGTCATCCCCTTCATATAATCCTGCTTGGCCTCTATCCGTTTATCTTTCATTTACATTCACCTGCCGCCTCCTTTTAATTCGAATGATTCCCTCTGAAGGAATCATTTGTGTAGGGCTAGCAAACATTCGTTTGGTCTTTCTAACTATAGGTGGCAACTGTAAGACAAGTTTTAACTGATTTATTTTCGGATAGAAAAAACGCCTATTCAGCAGCTCTGAATAGGCGTTCTTGTACTTTTTTTGACATCTTCGTCCGCGCTCTTTCCATATGTTTTTGGACAGTTCCTTTTTTGACATCCAGCATGACCGCAATCTCGCTAAACGATAACCCTTGTGTTGTGTGCATAAAGAATACGTCCTTTTCTCGATCTGTTAAAACAGACAAAGCATCATCAATTCGTTTTTTGTCTCTCTCACTGACTTCTCTTTCTTTCTCTTGAATAAGGGAATATTCATGTGATAAAGCCTCTAACACTTCTGGATTTGCGAGAATCGTACGCTGATAGACTGAACGTCTGTCTAATCCTCTGCGCGCACCTGGCTCTCTTCCGATTTGGAGCCATTCTACTACGTATTCCAGATCGCTTACCATACTGGCGATCATTTTTTTATCATGCTTGTCTTGAACGGACAGCTGATGTTCTTCTTTTTCTTTAAATGGTTCATATTGTTTTCTAGCATTCTTTAATGCTCTTTTATATTCAATGAGTAAATCTTGCATATTGGCTCTCTCCCTTTTTTAAGAAAATAAAAAACGGACACCAATCAAATCCCCTTTTAGCAGGGTCTTGATCAGTGTCCGCAGGCTTTCCGTCTTGGACAAATTGTGCTTTGATGTGTTGGTCAGTTAACCGATTTTAAAACCAATCTCGTGATCTACTCTTGCAAAATGACCTTTTGCCGTTTGAATAATGGTTTTTCCATGTTCAGGTACATCCATTTTATAAGCCGCTCCTACATTCCCATCTAACACGATGACTTGAATTTTTCCTTTTTCCATCTCACCGACAAATGTTTGGTTTTCTTGAATGAATAGTTGTTTTGGCTCGTTCATCTGCTTGTCTCCTTTTTTGGTGTTGGCCTCGTGCCACCACCTACCGTATTGATAATGATTTCAACTCTTGGACACATACCATAAAACTGGGAAACTCTTAAATCGACCATCTGCAGAGGGACTTCATCAGCTATTGAATGAAGTGCTTCTTGAATATGCTGTAGATTTGGCTGAAAGATGCTGACGTGTACAGGGCGTATCAGCCCTTTTTCTGCGTATGTACGCTTTTTTTGGCAGTCAGCTATGTCAAACGGCATGTGATCAAATAAACGAATTTCAAGTGATAGTGCGCCTTTTAATTTTTGCGGGCATTGCCCTTTTGCAGCTGATCGTATTCTTTTCATCAATGTCTCTTTTGTTAACAAATGCTCATGTTCAATGATTAAATGGATGACCATGTTATGATCTCCCGTCATCCTTTGCCCACTGGCGGATGTCTTGTTCGTTTTTACTCGCTTTGAGCAAGCATTTCAAAAATGTCATGATTTGCTTCCATCGTTTCACGTTGCCCTGATTCCTCCTTTTTTGTATCATCAACTTTAGCTTCCAGGAGGGTCATATATGTTTCTTTCTCTTCTGCTGTGGCAAAAACAAACATCGGTTTCTGATGATGAAAGGCGATCCAACCGCCAGCTTGGTCTAAACAATGCTGCGCTTCTTTTCTAGCATCAAACGTCAGCTGATGTCTCATCTTCTTCAGCTCCCTCCAAGCTGTCCTCAATGTCTGTTTGGTATCCATATCGTTTCATGTCATATAACCAATAGCTTTTTGGATAACCAAAGTCACTCATCTGAGTCACCATTGGATGTTCAATATTCATTCTGCTCGTCTCCCCTTTTCTAAGAACCGATCTTCTCTTAGATAATTACTCTTTACGTGTAACTTTTGACCAAAAAAAAGCTCTTGAACTCCGGTATTCAGCAGATCTGCAATATGCTTTGCTATTTCTAAGCTAGGCATCGTTCTGCCCATTTCGATATTCGCATAGCCGCTTGTGTACTTATATCCCAATTTTTTCGCCATATAGGTTTGTGTTTTTCCTTGCAGTATGCGCTCTTCTCGTAAATTTTCAAGTTTCAT